CTGCACCTCAATAAAGCCTCTAGGGTCGCCCGTGGTTGTTCCCTCAATGAAAGATCCCCGTAAAACATCTTTAGTAGCTTTCCGTTTTTTGAGTCCCCACTTAGGCTTGTTTTAAAGTTTTAAGGATTTATACAGCATCTTTAATTCCACCGTATCTAATACCACTACAATTTGGTATTACCATATCACCAACACTTGCCCAATCGGTGTATGTGTTGCGAACAATGTCATGCATAACTTTCTTATCTTGTAAATATAATAAGGTATTATTACCATCGTAATAATACGTTGCGTTGAAGTCGTTACCTAAGGGGTCATTAGTTCTACATCTCACAATGTCCCCTTTCTTGGGTTTTCTATCATCCCTAAACCATCTCCATTCTCTACTCCCGTCCTGCCACCAAACCGGTATCGTTGAGCCATCTATATTAGTACCATCATATTCGAAATTATGTGATCCACCGAAATGTTGACCGTAATTATTCGTCCAACGCCATCCATTATCCTTTGTCCACGTCCATAAAGTAGCAGGTCTATCCCTATACCATTTCTCAGTATGACACCAGGCACTCTGTTTACCATTCTCTCCACCGCACCACCCATGACTTGAACAACACATACCATATGGACATTTCTTATTACCATTGTTTGGTCCGCATTTAGAATTTACTGTGGTTTCATATTTATCTTTTACACCTGTATATGCGTAGTCACCACAATCCTGTTTTTCAGTAAACGTAAGTTTAACGTCACTGTGACTCCTCAACCATTTCATTTCATTTTCATTATCAAGTATATAATTTTTATCTGGAAAAACCGTACAATTGAATGTATCACCCACTACCGGTCCCACTTCTTCTGGCAGGGTGTATGGTCTACCTATAAAAACCGAAATCCAATATTCCTTGTCAATCTTATCTTCTATAACGTAATCATACGGGCCATCTCTTATTACACCATCCCAATCCCGCCAATAACGAAAGACAACTTTTCTTATATTATCTGGATCGAATGTTGGAGAATCTAAATATATAATACCCCAGTCATCATCCGCAAAATAAATAAACCCTTCTGTATCTTCTACATCTGACCTGTATATAAATATAGTATCATAGGTAGTATCATAATCACGAAATTTTGCGGGTTGTGTATGTACATATTCGTGATCGATAAAATTCGTAAACTTCTTTGCAGGCAATCCACGCACACCCTCAAACTTAGCGGTCGATGGTATTACAATAAACTCGTAATCAATCTTTTCTATATCATTTAATCCTATTGTCAATCGACTCCTATCAAATGACATAGTTTTTTGTATTAATTTCGTATCATCTGTCTCGTCATCGTAATAAACTTTGATTACGTTGTTTGTAGCCGTCTGTTTTATTGCCTCCTGTCTTGTAAGAGTCAACTTAACATTTACTGTTGAAAAATTATTTAGATTTGCTCTTTCGTTATTTTCAGTTTTCTTTACCAATTTTCCATCGGAATTATGGAGTGTAATGATCCACTTAGTCATACCACTCTCACGGATACCACCCTGGTTCACCCATTTTATATTATAATCCATTACTATTATACATTAACATTTAAGTTTGATATCTGAGGTTTAACCTTATATTCTTTCTTAACTTTCCCTGGTTCCCTGAGTGAATAATACACAAGAAAAGTTAATAAAATTAATACCAGTATTAATATCAATATCATTTATAAATACATTTTATATTTTTTTACGTGTTATCCAAAATTCTTTTTCTTCGCCCCGCCGATAACTCGTACTTAGTGAATGAGTTCCTTTCCAACTTAAATAACACGAACCCCGCCCCCAATCACCTCTTTCTCTCTTTATCGGATGATCAGCAAACTTGTAAGAATATCCTTTACATTTTTCTGAATTATACCCTAACATAGATCTATTACATAATCTAGCACATTCATCTTCAGTGGTTACATTTTCCACTGGATATTTTGCTTCATTAAACCTATTATTTTGCGGGTATTTCGCCTGTGGTACCATACACCCAGTGTCTGACGCGAACGCGCTCGATTTTCCAATACAAGTCCCATAATGTCGACCTTCTAATATCTCATAATTATATTTAGGGTCATCACGAGCTTTCTTGGCTTCTGCATCCTTTAGTGCCTGCAATTCATCCTTTTTCTTCTTCAAACGTTCCCTCTCAACAGCATTTTGTTCCTGTTTCTGTATTAATTCCAATTGTAAAGCATCTTTTTCTTGTTGTGTAGTTTTCTCTTCGGATTTAAGTCTTGCAATTTTTTTATCTAGTTCGCTCTCAAGTTCATCTAATTCTGCCTGTATTTTGCGCCGCTGTACCTCCTCACCACCTCGACATGCATACTCACCATATTCGGATATACACTGGTTGATTTGATTTTCTAAGAGTTGCTTATTTATATCAGATTTATCATTTTCATACATAGATCTATATGAATCTATTTCTAAGAGATACTCATCTAATTCATATTTTACCCCTGGTCCAGCCACGGTACCGGGTCCAGCATCATTCGATGATGGGTCTTTTTTATTTTGTTGTCTCCATAAATATACGAGTACCCCTAATACAATAACAGTTATAACAAATAATAAAATATCAATAAGGGGATTTGACTTTTTAAGACGTTTATAATATTTTATTATTCCTGCCGTCTTAATCTTTTCGCTCATTATATTATATTTATAATATATAATAATGTCAAGTGCTGCTAATATTGCGATGTTAAAAATGATTTCTGGTGAAAGTAGCTCAGGTTCAGCAGCGGGTGCATTTTTAGTAGTATGTATATTATATATATTTGCTGTTATAGCCACGGGAATAACAGCTTATTTTACAGATGACTTTTTAAAAGATGTAATAACAAAGGTTCCTGGCCCAGGTCCAGGTCCAGGTCCATCATCTTAATAATATTCTTATATTGTATAAATGTTCAGAAAGTATCTACCTCTAGAATTACTAATCATTGGACTTCTTAATATACTGTTATTTTCTGGGGTGTCGAAAATATCCCCAGAAAGTAACACCACTATAAAACTTTTTATAACTGGAGCCCTTATACACCTACTATTTGAATACTCACCCTTTGGAAATGCAAACAAATTATGGTGTGAGGCAACCTTTCCCACCCCTAAGGCGTAAGACTAAATGAAGTGTACTCTCTTTTTGAATATTATAATCCGAAAGAGTTCTACCATCCTCTAATTGTTTTCCAGCGAAAATAAGACGCTGCTGATCGGGGGGTATACCCTCCTTATCTTGAATCTTGGCTTTTACATTATCGATAGTATCAGAAGACTCCACCTCTAATGTAATAGTTTTACCAGTCAATGTTTTAACGAAGATCTGCATCTTATATTTGTTCAATATTATTTATCATAGCATTTATCTCATCATATCGAGTTCTGAGATCTTCGTTCCCTGACTGTAATATCTCTTGTCGCTCTTCGTGTAATTCAAAATAATCCCTTAAACATTCTTGAGGAATGAAAACATATGGAACTTCATCTTGTGTCATATCATACAGTTTTTTCAATATGTCGCACATTTTGATATAATCATCCTCCTTGAAATTGTCAGAGTTGGCGTCTACGAGTTGCATGAGCGAGTTTAGAAAGTCTCTTTGTGTCATTCCACCTATTGATATATTGTTGTATTTTTTTAGGTGCATTCGGACATTGTTTTTCTTTGTGAATAACATCGTCCCATATTAATATTTTCATGTCATTACAAAGAGGTTCAAGGGCTTGACAAAAAGCCATCTTATACTCATCAGTCGTAATGGGTATAAAATCTTCACTAGACATTTTTATTACGATTTCTACATATAGTTATCTAACTTAGGTGCAATAATCACTCGTTCACCCTCCTCGTTATTTGCAATAATCATTTCAGTATCCGTGGGGTCATAAACTTCGTTCACATAAATATCCCTCGTGTTTATATTTTGTATATCCATGGATTTCAAACTTCTTTTTATTTTTCGGGGTGTCGGACATATCATTTCTCTGATGTAGTTGTAGAGGTACGACATTGTGTATTTTCAATATTTATCTTTTCCAACTCAACATCCAAGTAATATTTATAGATCCAATCGTGTACACGTTGGTATGTGATATTCACGAAAGCACGGAACCACATTTTTTCCTATGTTCACTTAGCTTCTTTTTTTTATATGTATAAATTAATGGTATCGCTACAAGACGTACCGAAGAGGGTTCAGTATATCACAGTAGATTCACAAAGTGTTAAAGGTTCTAATAATGTTTTTTCTGTAGATATAACCTTAGAGTCGAATCTACATGTAGAACAACTGAATAAAGTTATCGGTGTAAAAATGGTAGATTTTTATGTCACACAAGTTGGTCAAAACGATACAACGGGTAATACAAATGTAGCAAAATACATAGATGTTGTATGCCCAGATATACCCAAGAGAGCGCAGATACTCGATGAACAGAGGGGTCAAATACTAGCCAGGGTACCCCTAGAGAGGAGTTTTACTGGTAGTAATTCTTTTATCATGAGAGACAAACAGTGGAAGTCATTTAACAGACAGACTATTTATTTCAATCCTATTTCAATCCAAAAATTACACTTTAACATGTTTGAATCACAAGGTGATGGAGATTACGAACCCCTCCAGCCATCTGTGAGTTTTTATATGATTTTAGAAATAACTACAATCGATGTTAAGGAGAAACCCATAAATAAAGAGGTACAAATATTAGAAGCTCTGGAGAGACTTATAGGGAAGATAGACGAGTTAAATAAAAATGTGGTTAAACTTCCCGATAAACCCGAACCTGAAAAGAAAAAGTTATCATTTAATTACATACTATTAGCACTATTTTTAGCTCTAGGAGGATATATGTATTATGTAAATAGGACACTACCTACAATTTAATATCCTTCACTTTTCTATTACTTTTAAAACTAACTTTACCAGGTGTATCAGTTTTCTCAACGTTGTGATAGGGTGTATATGAAACTTTAAGACTTCTGATATTCCTGTATTTTGTACAATCACGGCATGTCACAGCCGCAAATGTAACCACACCCGATGGTGGATTCTCATCAAGAATTACGACGTGACACGAAGGGAAGGATTTTAAATGTAACCATATGTAACCCGTATGACCATATGTATTTATGAGATAATCATTCTCACTTACCGTCTGTCCGATTATCAAATTGTACCCCTGATGAATAATTTCCTTCATCTTGCAATAGTTCTAACATTTCTTGTGAGTTCTTAAGTGCAGAATGACACGATCTCAGATTCCAAGAAGCTAAAGTCATGAGTTTTTTATTCAAAGTTTTGTACATCGATACCTCATCCTCAAGTTTTTTGATTTTTTTATTATGGGTTTCTGAATCTATATACACTCTGGATCCACCAGCGGCAGAACGCTGTCGCCAGTGAGCGGATTTGTTATAGACTCGAATGGGTGTCGCGCAGATAGCGAGCATGTATTTTGTATTTATATTAGACTCACAATCTTTAAGCCTTTGTCGATTTTTTAGAAATACGCTTGGCCGCTGGTTTAGCGCTTGGCTTGGACTCAGGTTCGGAAGCGGGGGCAGGAGCGGGAGCGGGTGCGGGAGCGGGGGTGGGAGCAGGGGCAGGGGCAGGAGTGGGAGCAGGAGTGGGTGTGGGAGCAGAAGGCTCTATAGCATCGATGAGTCTGAGAATAATATCATACACATGTTTCTTGTTCATACGGACGACCTTCAGCTCTTCAATAATTTCATTTCTGATAGAATCCATTTCAATATATATAAAGAGGAGAAAATCTTTAATTATAATGATCATCGTGGGTCCAACCCTGAAGTCTGGAATTGGACAACATGCATATAAATACACCAATCTGTTTCCTGGGAGTAAATACCTACAATTGACAGATCCGATACCAAAAAATACAGACATGTTTGTTTTTGCACTTCCGGTAGAACCATGGTTTCAAAAATTACAGGAGTGGAAGACGTACGCAAAATCTATAATATGTATGACAGTCTGTGAAACTGAAACGGTACATGAAGATTATGGAAAATTATTTAATCTTTTTGATAAAATCGCCGTGCCTAGTCAGTTCTGTAAAAATATTTTTTCAAGGCAATTTCCAGAAACACAATTCCGTGTGATTAATGCCCACATACCCGTACCCTATACATTTTATCATATAGGAAATATCTTGGACCCCAGAAAAAACTTTAGTAAAATAATTGAAGCTTTTATTCGATTAAACAAACCTGACTGTAAATTGGTTATAAAAGCAACGTGTATAAGAGATTTTCAAATAAATCTCCCGAATGTCGAGGTCATAAAAGACATGTTAAGTGATGAAGAAATGAACGCTTTACATGACAGATGTGACTGTTATGTTAGTTTTTCACATTCCGAAGGAGTGGGGATGGGGGCCGTTGAGGCAGCTATGAAAAATAAACCAGTCATATTAGCCAAATACGGAGGAGGTACTGAATACATAAAAACCCCTTATGCAATAGATTGTAAACTCACCACCCTAGAAAAAGACGATTTCCTGTTTAAAAAAGGTATGGAATGGGGTGATCCAGACTTTGATCAACTTTTAGAGTTTATGAATGACGCCTATACAAAAAGATTGAAATATATGGATCACTCGTTTACTAGAATTGTTACAAGTAGTGAAAATGTATTAAGACAATTCCAGAACTATTTTGTCAGTGATCAAAACTATCAATCCAGTAAATAAAGCCCCGGATGAAAATGCACCCTTTTGGGAATGTAAAAACAAAACAAGGTCATCCACGAATGATATACCCGTGGGTTTTTTTATAATTTGAGGAATTAATTGAACGAGGACGAGGTATACCACCATACTAACAATGACAGGTTTGAGAGATTCTTGATCGAACATCTTATATTATATATTAAAAGCTAGGTTTTTCTCCTAGAGCTACTGACGTGGTACATTTACTATGTTTTTTGCAAAATCCCCCACATGCAGCTTTGAAAGTACACTTCTTCCCCTTCATGGTTATCGCCTGACAAATATCTCCAGAATGTTTGGTGATAGGCTTTTCTTTGGGAGTCTCGGTGAGAATGACTATAGATTTATTCTTCTTTTTCTCCTCGTGTTCCCTGTATCTCTGTTTCATTTTATAGACACTAACAGCCAAGTGTTTGCACTTCTCCGTGGGTGTATCCACGCGGTGAAGGCGCATCGCATCGTTAAGGCAAGATTGATAAGTAGCCATTTTAATTTTTTTGAAGATAAAAAATATACTTTTTTTTATTTTTACTTAGGTTAAAATTATAATTGTACATATATACATGAAATTAATATGGAACACGGAATGTTATAAATGTGGGGTGCCCCTAGAACCTAAATTATTTGCAAAGAGATATCTGAGGGAACACGTAAACGCTTATCAGAAGATGAGACCCATGTTTTTGGGGAATAATCAGATATTCTACACATTTGTAGGCTTAAAGGTGGAGAGAGTATGTTACTGTTGTTTTAAAAATAAGAGAAATTGTAATCCTAGGATTTTGGGTTTGAGAGAGACGGGGCAATGTAGACATCCGTTCCCTAAAAATATTTCAAAAACTCAAGATGATATTTTGTTGTGGTATTCGGGGTTGAAAAGATACTTAAGTGATATAGAGAAAAACGTAATAATAAGATCAACGAGAGATGGCTGAGAGTATCCAAAAACTTTCACACGTCGAACATATTTTGAAACGTCCAGACTCCTATGTGGGTCCAGTTGGGCGTGTCGTTGAACCCTATTGGGTGAAAGACAATGATGAATTTCAAAAAAAGGTAACTACATACTCCCCTGCACTTTTAAAGATTTTTGATGAGATTTTAGTCAATGCCATTGACAGAAACTCATTGCACCCAAAGCACACAACATCTATATCTGTACACATAGATAAGGAAAATGGTTCCATCACTGTTGAGAATAACGGACCACTGGGTGGTATCACGGTGTTGGAACATGAAAAAGAAAAAATATGGAACCCTGAATTGACATTTGGGCACTTACTCACGAGTACCAACTACGATGATACACAAAAGAGGGTCGTGGGAGGTCGAAATGGTTATGGTGCAAAACTCACAAATGTATATTCTTCACATTTTTCAATCAAAATAAAAGATGGTGAAAATAAATGTACATACACCCAAGAATGGAAAAATAATATGAGAGACTGTTCAACGCCAAAAATCAAAAAAGCGACAAGTTCCACTAACAGTGTGAGTATAACTTTTATTCCAGATTGGAAACTTTTTGGAATGACTGGTATGGATGAAGATATTTTCAAAATCTTCGAGAAGAGAGTTTATGACGCGAATGTATGCACAACACAAAACTGTAAAGTAAAGTTTCAGGGTGAGGCGCTCCCCAAGTGTCCCTTGAATGTATATGCTAAGATGCACATGCAAGGTGTTGAAGATGTATGCACGTGGTCATCTGAAAATTGGTCTGTCTGTGTGGTACCAGCTGAAGATGGGTTTGAACAGGTGTCATTTGTGAACGGTATTTGCACAACAAAGGGTGGTACCCACGTTGATCATGTATCGGGTGTTTTGGCTGCGCACATTATTGAAGAAATGTCAAAAAAAATTAAACTTAAACCCCAACAAGTGAAAAATGCTTTTATGGTCTTTGTTAAATCGACCCTCGTGAATCCGAGTTTCAGTAGCCAGGTAAAGTCCGAGTGTACCCTCAAGCCCCAAGAGTTTGGAAGTAAGTTTGAACCCCCTAAATCTTTCATAAAAAATATTTTGAAAACACCGATTCACACAGAGCTTCTTGCACTTTCTAAGTTTAAGGAGATGAAGGAACTCAAAAAAACTGACGGTTCCCGCAAGAGTAAAATCTTTGGGATTCCAAAGTTGGATGATGCCAATAAGGCTGGATCCGGGGATTCTAGTAAGTGTACTCTCATCATTACAGAGGGTGACTCAGCGAAAACTCTGGCTGTTGCTGGTCTCTCAGTGGTTGGGAGAGACCATTATGGAGTATTCCCATTGAGGGGTAAGTGTAAAAATGTTCGTGACGCGAGTGTGAAACAGTTGACTGACAACAAGGAGTTCAATGATCTCAAAAAGATTTTGGGGTTACAACAAGATAAGGTCTATACTTCACTCTCTGAATTGCGCTATGGAAGACTGATGATTATGACAGATGCTGACGCGGATGGAAGTCATATTAAGGGTCTTATCCTAAACATGATTCACTACTTTTGGCCAAGTCTGTTGGATCTTGGTTTTGTGGTGAGTATGGTTACACCCATCATCAAAGCTACAAAGGGTAACCAAGTAAAGTCATTTTACACAGACTCGTCATTCAGGGTTTGGTATGGTGATGGAAAAAGAGACTGGAAAATTAAATACTATAAGGGTCTGGGTACCTCTACATCCGAAGAGGCGCGAGAATATTTCAAAAAAATCAAAGATCTCACAGTCAGATTTGATGTTGATGGTCAAACTGATAAATCAATTGTATTGGCTTTTGATAAAAGTGGGGCTGATTCGAGAAAAACTTGGCTTTTGGACAGTACCGAAAAGAAATCCTCGGATCTCGAGGTACCCTATGGAAACATAGAGCAATTGGGTATTTCTGAGTTTATTCACAAAGATTTGGTAAACTTCAGTCTCGCGGATCTCAAGAGATCCATAGCTCATGTATCTGATGGTCTCAAACCTTCACAGAGAAAAGTACTCTACGCCTGTTTCGCAAAGGGCCTCACGAGTGAAATGAAGGTGGCGCAGTTGGCGGCTTATGTATCTGAAAAAACATCCTACCACCACGGTGAAGTTTCATTGGCCGATACCATCGTAAAACTTGCTCACACTTTTGTGGGTTCAAATAATGCTCAACTCTTGGAACCATGTGGTCAGTTTGGTACGAGGTTGATGGGTGGTAAGGATGCGAGCCAACCGAGGTATATTTTTACAAAACTCGCAAAACACACGAGATCCCTGTTTGATCCTAGGGATGATGCAGTGTTGAACTACCTGGATGATGATGGTAAAAGTATCGAACCTGAGTATTATGTGCCTATCATCCCTACGGTACTCGTGAATGGTACGGAAGGTATTGGCACAGGGTTTAGTTGCTACGTCCCTCCATTCAATCCCGTTGATATTCAAAAAAATATTATAAGAAAGTTATCCGGTGAATCCATGGTACCCATGAAACCGTGGTTCAATGGTTTTAAGGGTTCTATTAAGGAACATGATGGGTCGTGGGTGGCTGAGGGTCTTTGGAAGTTTGAGGATAGAAAGTTGATAGTGTACGAACTACCCCCGGGTAAATGGACCCAAGACTTCAAGGAGTACCTAGATTCAATGACAGAGAAAAAAATTATTCAGTCGTACACTAATAACAGTACAACAGACAAAGTTCATTTTGAAATAATTGGATACGGGGGTAAGGACATGATGAAAGATTTCAAACTTCAAAAAACATTTCACATGTCAAATATGCACCTGTTCCATCCCACGAAGGGTATTCACAAGTATGAAAGTCCAGAAGAAATTTTATCGGACTTTGTGGATATTCGACTTGAGACTTATAAAAAAAGAAAAATATTTTTGGTAAAAAGTTTGGAAGTGAAAAAAAATAAAAATGAAAATATTTCAAGATTTATAAAATCTGTGATTGATGAAAAGTTGGTGGTGTTCAGGAAGAAAAAAGCGGACCTCGAGGCAGAGATGGTGACTATGAAGTTTGATAAGGTAGAGGGTACATATGATTATCTTCTCAATATTAAGACGTATCAATATACCCACGAAGCCTTGGAATCCCTAGATACAGAAATTAAAAAATTGAGGGATGATTTGGAAAATCTAAAGGCAATTGGACATGTTGACATGTGGAAAAGTGATTTAAAAATATATGCGCAATAAATAGAATGATATTCACTGGACCTCCGGGTGCGGCTGCAATTTCACTTCATGCGATAGGTAAACAGGATACATACTTATTACACAGTGATACCGATGAGTCGCTCTTTAATTATGAATCCCAAAGGCATTCTAACTTTACAAAGTTTCACGCGAGTAAAAACATCACTAACCCCGGTGTACCCGATTCCCATCTTCTTAAACTGGGGTGGCCATTTAGTGAAACCCTCAAGATCTCCCTAGAACCCCGTAACATGGGAGACCTTCTCAGTAACATGTACATACATCTAAAGCTTCCAGCCCTGACAGCCGGTACACAATACGCGGATCAAGTTGGTAGACATCTGATAAAATCCATAACTATGAAAGCGGATGATCTCTTGATCGAAAAATACCATGATGACTGGGGTATTATATATGACGAGATGTACCTCGACGCATCAGAGAAGCGAACGAAGAGGTACACCCTCAATAGGAACTTAGCCGAGGATACATCGAGTTTACCGGGTAATCAGGTGTTTGGACAGTTCGAATCAGAAGTGATGATTCCCATACCCTTCTTCTTTTCACGGAAATATGAAGGTGATGAATATTCCACAAATAAACCAAACAGACCTTATTTACCCCTGTGTGCCATGCACAAACAGAAAATACTTTTTGAGATTGAGTTTCACCCACAATCTTTTTTTACTGATGATATAAATCCAGTGACCCTAGGGTCGTTTGATATTATTACGGAAGAGATGACACTCACAAGTGAGGAACAGACATATTTAAAGACCAAGAGACAATTGTTTATCACAGATGTGGTAAAGAAACACCCAACCATAGAGACCGAGGTGGGAAAGGATTCCCTAAAGATTGAGTTAGTCCCTAAAATACCTGTGAAAACTCTGAATTGGTTTTTAAGAAAAAATGATTTCGAAACAGATTTGGGTAATCATTTTAATTTTTCAGCTAACAATGTATATTCTGTGGAAAACTCTTTTTATTATCCAGTGATGGAAACAGCGAAATTATATGTAAAGGGTGAAGATTTACCAAATGTAGAAAATGTCGACCACCCTTATTATAAATACCTGGTGCCAAGTATGTCTAGATTATCTAGACCCAATAGAAACATTTATACATACGCATTCTCGATGAATCCGATTAATGTGGAGCCATCGGGAAGTCTTGATTTTGGACAAATAAAATCAAATAGGACTACATTAGATTTGAAATTAAAGAAAGGGCTTACAGATGTATATACCCTACATATGTATTATGTGGGGTATCAATCTTTTATTTTTGAAGATGGTTTTATGAAACTTGCTTACTAAACAAGGTCTGCTTATTATCTTGAATATATTCAACTACATTGTTTTTAATACACCATTTTATAAAGTTCAACTGTGCTACTGTCGTTGATATTTCTTCTGAGGTACCTGGTAGCGTATAGTGAATCTTTTCAGATCTACAAAATGGATCAAAGAGTTTTTTACTGTATCCATCTAGACTGGACTTATAGGCACAGTGTACACTAAATATTTTACCATCTCTTGTTTTATACGTCAAATTGTTTTTCTTTGAATAATTGGTGATGAACCATTCTAGGTTTCTCAAAGAAATACCACTTGATTTAGAAAGTATGTTCAAAAGAGTAGTTCTATTCTCGGGGAAGGAGTAAAATGCATTTATTGATGTTAGCAGAATAGTCGATTTATCCATTGTATATATTAATATTTTAATCTTTAACTCAATCCAAGTGTTGTAATTTCTGGTGCTGTATTTGGGAGGTGGGGTGTTTCAAGTTTTTTATGAAACAGGCAATAGTGACCTTCGGTGACAAGATTTGTACACGGCTTACCGTTACCCTTGATACCCTTACAAAAATTGTCAGAGTTTGGAATCTCCTTCATGACCACTGATAACGGAAGTCCATATTTTTTACAAATCCTCTCAACGAATGTAACCATATCAACATTTACCCTCTTACGTATCTCCATGTCAACGTAGGTCTCTATATTTTCATTTGTACTTGTTAGGGTTCTGGTGTTAAACTCTTCCAATTGTGTTTCGTACTCTTGATCCATATCTTTTAATTTTTGTATTCTTTTCTGCACATCACATAAAAGTTTATCGAGTTCTGTTGTTTTTCTTCTTCGATAGGCATCTTCCTTCCTTTTGAAAAAAAGGGAGACACGTGTATCGGACTTACCCAGTGTATTATTGATATACTTGATTATCTTTTCCATATATACATCACGCTCCTAATTTTTAAGTGCATCAGATATCTTTTTACTTACTCTTTTCTTCTTCGGTGGCTTTGCACGTAAAAGAAGTTCACCAAAAATGTCATCTTTAGGATTTTCAAATAGGGGCTCTAGCAGGTCACAGACAGGGTTCAAAAACTTGTTCATAAAATAATACGCATAATCAACCTCGAGGTTATTCTCACGGGCATATTTCGGATCTTCAGCCTTCTCGAATGCCTTAGCTTTGGGATCCTCCGTTTTCAATAAAATATAGGGGACTCTATCACCGGATTGGGGTTCCGACCCCGGTTGACGTTCCCTCATCTTATTTCTCACACATACGTGTGCAAGATTGTTATTCTTGTATGAATCACCCAACTGTTGGGAAAGGGTCAGTTTCTCATTGGGTACCTCACCATCTAACAACTCGAGGGCTCTCTGTTGTGCGAGCGACTTGGGTGCGTGCGTATCACTACTCTCGAGTACTACATCGAGCAATTCCTTACACACCTCCCGCACATGGGGTGTATTATCGCGTCTCACGAGTTGCAGCCCCTTCACATCGATATAATCCATGTTCATTTCCCCAGCCTTATTCTTAGTCCACAACTTAGCTGCGTACCTTTTTTTGGAATAGAGAAAGTAGGGGCAGTACACCTTCTCAAGCTCTAGGTTGTTGGGAGCCTTGAAAAGCTTAGTGCATTCATTGGCAGCTCTCTCACCAAGTTCCCAACTGTACTCGATGGCCTCTTTACCATTACGATCGCCCACATCAAACTCAACCATTACCGAGTCTGTATCTCCGTATCTCACCTTTGCACCCGGAAAGTTCGCTTCCACATACTGTTTCGTGTCATCAATCATGCTTCTACCCTTCATAGTCACAGTAGAAGCAATAGCCACACATGGTAAAATACCTCTGGAAGCACCAGTAAATCCATATACGGAGTTCATGGAAATCTTATAGGCCAACTGTTTACCATTGTACATTTGTTTCGTCGCACCTGTGGCTTTAGCCATATCCTTCTTTGCCTGCTTCCTAAACTCCTTAAGCTCCTTCAGGATACTAGGTAACACACTTGGTACATTTTGTGCAAAAATGTGATCACCAAAGCGCTCATACTCTACATCCGGAAGATTTGCATACTTTGGATTCATAACGAGGGAAGAATAACAGAGATTATGAGCCATCATGATAGAAGGGTACAGGCCCTCAAAATCAAGGGCCGTGATTGGTGAGTAATAAGCACCAGACTGCGCTTCAAGGACTGTC